GAGGCTGGACAGCGAGGACATCAAATAGACAACGCACGAGAAAAGGATAGGCAGCACAGCAAATGCGGCCTTTTCGATGAGCGCAGACTTTGACGATTCGTCGCTCATTTCTTTGCCCTCATTTCCATGATCTTCTCAAGCGTGCGGCCCCCAAAGTAGAACGACATGATGAGCATCCCCCACTGGCCGAGAAGGGAGACGTAAGCCTCGTTTGCGTTGTAGCCAAACGCACTCATGCCGGCGAACAGGAAGTAGCCCGAGAGGATTGCTGCCAGCGTCATTGGGCGGATGTTCTTACTCCACCAGCTATCACTGGACATATCCGCCTGGAGCCGTTGCGTCAGGTTATCCTGCTCCACCCGGTAAGCCTCCAGGTCCGCCTGCATCTTGGCCAACTCGCCGTTCTGGGCCAGCGTAGCAAGCTCCAGCTGGGCCTTTGCCTTGGCCTCAGGATCTGGGATCAGCTTATCGATGAGTTTGCCACCGATACCGAGAAGCTCTGCAATGGGTAGCATTGTGCTGGATGGATGCCGTGCAGGGAGCTATTGGCTAGATAACAGGCAAAGCAAGCCAATGAAAGCCCCAGTCGTGACTGCAACCATGATGGATGCGTGAAACAAGTCACGGTCTGAGGCTTTCATGCGGCTCATTCCTCAGTCTTTGGCTTGGCTTTCAGCTGCTCGATCTCCGCCAAAGCAGCAGCAAGCGAGTCAACGAGCACGTTGAGGTTCTGCTGCTGGATCTGGGCAATGATGGCGTTTTTGTGTTCTTCCTTGGTCATGTTATTCGATGACGATTTCAAAGCCGGCATTGACAGCGAGCACAGCACAAAACTGAGCATCGTCAGTCCATGCGTCACATTGCTCGGCAGTGGCAGGCACAAGGCCCACAGCCTCGATCTCAACGCCAGCGGCATCGAGCAGGTGGCAGTCAGCCACGGCAGTCGGGCCAGTGTAGTTGATGTAGCGGACCTCGAACTGAGTGCCGACTTTAGGAGCCCCGGGGGAGCCCATGGTGTAGGGAACGATTGGGATGGTCATAGGATTGGATTATACTGAGGTGATGGTTTCCCAGCCCGTTGCCCCGCCAACGCGGAGTTTGTTGAGCGTGGTGTCGAAATAGATTGCGCCTTTAACGTAGGTGGGAGCGGAAGCGGCTTGCTGCGGGGAGACGGTGCCCGTGAACGTCGCGGCTCCGGTTGAGGAAATTGTCGCTTTGTTCACTCCAGCGACTTGAAAGACAAAAGCAAACGGTGCCTGCAAAACGGTCGCATACGCAACCCCACTGCTAAATGTCGTCCCAGAAACATTGTCTAGACCGTAATATGAGATTCCACCGGCGTTGCGGATCGCCGTATATACAGCCGCTGTTGAAGCGACGCCAGTATCAATAAAAAACGACTGACCAGATGCCGCAAGCGTCACCGCACCCCCAAAATAACTCGCAGCACCCGTAGCCAACCCGCCCGAGACCACCAGCGCCCCGGCCCCTGCGGAGCCTGCGGTGGTAGAGGCGATGGTCGTTTTTCCGAGTTGATCGACAGTGAAAACGTCGGTCCCTCCCGGCACTCCAATGTCCGATACGGTAAACTTGCGAGTCGATCCGCTTCCGAGTCCAACCGTAACCCAGCCGGGGCGCGTTGCATGAGTAAGACCGCTTAGTTGCAGCGATCCACCTGCCACCGCAGAGCCAACACCATTCTGGAAAACAACAGTTCCGTCGTTATTCGAAGCGGAGATGATGTATCGCGTTGTCGCCGCAGATGCCGCTGGCAACGTGATGTTCCCGCCGACCGTCACCGCGCCCGCGAAGGTGGCGTTTGCTCCGGCTAGCTGGACGGCTAGAGTACCAAGAGTTCCCGGTGTTGCTGACGTATAAAAATACAGATCGCCAGTTGATCCAACGGTCAATAGTTGCGCCGCTTTTGTGGAGCCTGTAAGCTCCATAAATGCGTTTCCTCCTGTATTAACCAAAGAAGCAACTCGCTGATTTCCACCCCCAAATGCGCTTGAAGTCGTAAGCAGTCCACCCACCGTCACCGTTCCCCCAAACACACTCGCCGCTCCCGCATAAATCCCGCCCGCGACTTGCAGGGCTCCGGTGCCTGCGCCGGTGGAGGCGGTGGAGTTTATGCTCTCCATCACCTGTATCGCGTAGAAACTCCGCGTCGAAGAGATGGCGCTAACCAACGAACCGTTGACGTTGAAGTTGATTTCTCCGGCAGACGGAACATTGAGCAACATACGGCTCCCCGCACCGTTGGTTCCTATGGCAATTGTGGATGCGGTTGGAACGGATCCGTTTCCGGTGATCACATACTGAGCACCAGAAAGAACCGCACCCCCAAAATACCCCGCCCCCGCGACCCCCACGCCACCCGCGACCTGTAGCGCCCCGCTCGTCGTGCTGCTCGCTGCCGTGGTGCCGAACACCTTCAGCCCGCCAGAGCCGGTGATGTCGGTCGTGCCGCCGATTAGGAGGTTCCCAGCGGTCGAGAATTGCCCCCATTCCGTAGCCCCACTTTGATTTCGGAAGCGCACCGTTCCACCGTCTAAATACAAACCACCAGCAGCACCGGAAGCAACGCTTCCATTTCCGCCGCCAGTCGCTCGGATTGAAATTCCCACGTTTCCGTCAGATGAACGCGCAACACTGAGAACAGACGATCCTGCGTTGGTGATCGTAGTGCCACCACTCGCCCCCTGTCCAAGCACCATACTAGCGCCCGTGCTGCCGCCGGTGAGGGTGAGGTTGGTGGCGGTAGGGCCGGCAACACCAGGGACCGTAACACTCGTTGCAAAGCTAGGCGTAGCCGCACTCAGCTTGCGCGTGCCATTCGTCGTTCCATCTACGGCCAGAAAGTCATCGGATGCCGTGGTAGAAGCCGTCGTAGCTAGGTCTTTGATTCTGATGTCAGCCATAAAATAGAGGGTTACTAAAATTCAACGTAAACAAATTTGTTTCCACTGGCATCGACGATGTTATCGCCCAGACTCGTGATCAGATAGCCGTCCGTAGGAGTCGGATCGTTAGCATCAATGATTACTGGCGTGTTAATGCCAGTAGCCATTCGCTGGCCCAACATATCACATTGACTGCCGAGTAAGCCAATCACAGCTGGAATTCAGATGCTTGAATAGCCGCGCTAGCCGCACCCTGGCGGATGAACTTGGCCTGCTGGGCCGCAGCAGTGGACCAAGTGTAGTGCGAGCCGTTGTAGAGCCGGTGGCCATTGGTGGAGGTGGGAGCAGAACCGTCAAACGTACACATCACGTCAGCGTCCTGCACATCCAGCACAATCATCGTAGTCGTGTCACCAAACGCAGAGAACTGGACGCCACCAGCAGTACCATCAACCGTCAACCGCTGATCCGCTACGGCACTGCCACGATACCAAGCTGGTTTCGGGAAGATGTTATTTAGATTGAATGAACTCATAAGTAAGTAGTCTGAATGTTACCAAGAACGATTCTGTGAGGTGACGTGGGTGCTGACGGTCATCTGGAAGCTGTCTGGCATCTGCCGTTGAATCCGGTCCCATTCCTCATTCTTCTTCACTTCAACGATACCGTATGCCTGCAAAGCCTTGTCCGCTTGTCCATCTTGAATCAGCCAATCACCGTAGGTCTGCCAGATCAGTGGCTGGCTGATCATCTCAGGCACTGGCTGGATCTCCCACTTGCTGGGAGTGTCTTCTGGATCTTGCCCAGCCGTGGTAGCATCCAGGCACTTATAGTAGTCGCTCGTTCCAACGCCGGCTCCCGTCGTCTTCGTGTAATAGATGTACTGGCCCGCAACGTAGGTTGCCGTAGCTGAGAACTCATCACCCGAGTAGTTGTAGGGGACGCGCCGGTAGTAGATGTAGATCGGGTTAGCCGGGTTCGTGTTGTAGCTGACATACCCATTGGTTCCCATGAACCCGCCGGCACTCGAAATCATCTGGAACCCATCCTTCGTGACCACAAACCCCTGCCCACGCGGGTAGGTGATCATTGCAGGACTGTCCACCCAAGCCTGGAACAGCACGTCAATCTCCGCCTCACCCGTCTGGTCCCACGGAAGCACAAACTGCTGGGGGGAGACGTTGTTTTGCTGAACAATCAGGTTGCCCCACAGGTACAGTCCCTTGGTCACGTCACCAGCGTAAGAAATCGTGCTACCGTCCGTGCTGATGCCTGCTTTATAAGTTTGGCTGGTGGCGTTGGCCCCGGTCTCGTAAACAATGGTGCAGAGGAAGAAACCGTTAGCGCATTGCTGCACGTTTGCGTTCTGAACATTGGCTTGCGTGCCAAGATTGCCGGTCTGGACATTGAAGAAGGCCGAGAAGGTGGTTGTACCATCGTTTACGGCCAAATAGAGGTAGTTCCGACCCGCAGGGCGGGCGTAGACACTCGCTTGGTACGTTGTGGCCCCAAATGCGCTTACAACCTGGGTTACGTTGTGCTCCGCATTGGTGACCGTCTCCAGCACCTTGCTGGCAGTTACCCGGTTGTCCGCAGGGTTACTGATGCTGTTGGCGGTAACAGTGGCATTCGTTGCCGTCCAGTACGCCGTCTTCGACAAATCGTTGGGATACGTCAGGAGATCCCCGACAAACCGTGCCTCACCCCATCCAGTCAGATCCGGCCAGTTACCGGCACCCCAGATCTGCCGCACGTTGGCGTTAAACAAGTCGTTGATCGATTGTGCCGTCTCCGTCGTTAAACGCGACGTAGGCACGCCAATCAGTCCGCAAATGTTAGACAAAGCGCGACTGTATGGGATCGTTCTCACTTAGTCTTTCGTTTTCATCCATCCACCTGTCAAACCGTGACGAGCAGCATTAACCTTGGGGCGGTAGCCAACGGCGCAGAGATGCGGATTATCCTTCAGATACTCAGGCATCCACTCATGCACATTATTGCCGTGCTGACCCTGCAAACGAAAGAATAGGCGGCTGTTGATACGCGCAGCCATTTGGCCCAGTCCTTCCATCTTCACAGAGCCTTGCTCCCGCATCTTGGCAGCAAGACGAGCCTGGTCCTCGTGGACCTTGGCTTTCTCATTGGGCAGACCGTTCTGGATCTCCCACCACCACTTGCGGACAAACTCCTTCGGAACCTCTGTGATAATTTGATCGCTGCTCATTAAAGAAAAAAAGGGGCAGAGCCTCGGGTGAGGATGCCCCTGTTTGAGATTACTTAGCCGAGCTTCGTCTGATCGGAGAGATCGACGATGTTCAGATAAATATCCAGAGCGCCAGCCGTCAGGGCCGAGGGACTGCCACCCGTCGCGTTCGTGAAGATCGCAACCAGGTTAACAGATGCCGTGCCTTTGACGAGGGCAGCAGTGGTCGGAACACCAGTGAGGACGCCAGCGGTCTTCACGGACTGGGCCGTGACGAGCGCACTGGTGCTGCTGGTCGTACCAACATTGACGGAGAACGCAGTCGTGCCGGCAAAGGCAGTCGTGATGTTCACCAGAGCATTGTTGAGCACAAAGTTCGACGGCAACGCACCGAGCGTAAGCGTCACGGTATCGGTCGAGCCGGTCCCGAGAGCAACGTCAGAGTAATCAACGTGGAACTTGTTGGAGAAGCCGCGAGCCTGCTCTTGCAACGAAAGCTGCGAGGTGTCGGCGCGGGAGATGGTTACTGCTGTATCAGCCATGGTAGTGTCCTTGTTTTGTTAAGGGCTGTGGTTTAGCTGGTGCCAGCGAATTTGCCGAGACCAAGTGGGTTTTTGACCATCAGGGTGAGAGCCGCAAGGATAAACCCGCGACGGCCACCGCCAAGGTCAGGCAGTTCGTTCGACTCGATGCCGAGCATGTAGCCGATGCCAACAAGCTCAGGATCGATGACGTAGCCACGAGCTTTCTGCTGATTGGTCGTAGTCGAAGGATCCGCGCCATCAAGGATGCCGTTGAACAAGTCAGGGACAATCGTGACGGTGTGGAAGTCACCAACGTACATGGTGACATCGAGGTCGATCTGGTGCTCATCGGCATTCTGCGTGACCTGGTAGGTCTTCGTGGTGCCAGAGCTACCTTCAGAACGCTGGAACTTGCTGATCGCCCGCTTAAGCGAGGGACCGGCAAACAGCGTGTAGGAGCGACGACCGCCGACCTGCTGGAAGATCGACTGGAAGACGTCGTTGAACGCCGACTCCGAGAGCGAACCAGTGGCGGTGGCGTCGATGTTGGCCGCAGGCGTGCGGAACGCAGCGGGAACGTCGGAACCAGGCGTGTTGCTGATCCACTTGCCGAGGGCGCGGGCCTTGTAAGGCGCCGGCGGGGCTTCCTGCTGGCGGTCGTTGTCCGAACCAATACAGGCTTCGATGTCGCGCTTGATCTCGCGCATCGCCTTCATCTTGGCGTTGGCGACTTCGCTGGACACGCCAGCAACGTCGGACGCCTCTTGGAGGCGGGAGACCATCCACTGTTCGCGGAACTGCTGGACGTAGTTGCCCAGACGAGCGCGATTGACAGCTTGATTGGAGAAGGCGAGGACGTCCTGACCTTCCAGCACGCCACCAAAGTTGACGGCGGACAGGGTGTCTACTTGCCATTCTTGATACGCATTCGTCATGCGTTTCGTTTTCGAGAAAGTCGAAATCTTGGGAGTGTCCTCGGGGGCGAGGATAGTAAGGAAGTCCGTGAGATCTTCACGATCACCGGCGACGTTGTAAGTAGTAGAGAGGGCCATTGTATAACGAGTTTAACGGTTGAATTTTGCTTTTTCCTTGGCCAGCAGAAATGCTGCTGCTTCGTTTGCCGTGACGCCACCCTTCTTGGACAATTGCGACCTGAGAGCTTCGATCTGGTTGGCAGACTTTGCCGCTGACGGCATACGAACATCGCCACCGTTGGAAGAGACTACTGATTGACTGGAGGGAGGGCGGTTGCTCATGGCAGGTTTGGGCTTGTTGTCTGTCTTTGCAGCCTTCTGCTTGGCCTCGAGGGACCGGAGTCCTTCGATCTGCACTCCAATAATCCAATCCGCATTGGGCAGGTTCTTCATCCAGGGCATCTGTGATAATGCTTGCTGGGCTAGAACGTACTCAGGCGCATTCTTGTCTTTCAGATATGGGAACATCTGATGAGCGACTTGCTGCGACTGCTGCTTCTGCGTCAGGAACTGTGAGCGGGCTGGAATGTCATCATCGAGCGTTTTCTCCGCATTGCGCAGAATCGCCTTCAATTCACTCCGTCCCAGCACAGTATCGCCAATCTGAATCGGCTCAAAGTCATCGCGGTCCAGTTGATCCTGGGCAAAGCGTTTCGCTTCCTTGGCCTGCTGCTGTAAGGAAGACAGTGATTGGAAATCGTCGATCTGAGCGAGCGGCACGTTGACAGGCATTTGTGCTACTGCGGTCTTTTGCGCGGGTTGTTCAGCGGGAGCGGGAGCATTGTTCTGCTCACCAATCCGTGCTTCCAACTGCGCCAATCGAGACTCCAAAGCTTTGCGTTTTGCGACCTCTTTGCCGATACGCTTGTCGATTTTCTTCTGAAGCTCTGGTGTAATATCCTGAGAAGGAACATCAGCTTCACCATCGGGCGTTTCAGCCTCTTGGCTCGGCTCGGCAGACTCGGCGGTAGCTTCGTCTGGGTTGACTGAATTATCTGACGCTTGGTCCGGCGTCTGAGCAGCCTGTTCAGTCTGTCGCTGGGCTTTAGCGTTTTCGGACTCGATGTTAAGGAGCCGTTGCGCAGCTTGCGCGACACTCAGATTGCTTTTCTTCGGTGCATCACTTTTTGCTTCCGTATTGGATACTTCAGCTGGCTGTGAAGGAGCGGATTCGACTGTTTCGTTAGACATGGGATTATAGCCCCCAAGGGCTGTGGACATGGCGGATGCCAAGTGTTCGTACAAATGTATCCGCTGACTAGCCTGTCAACATTAAATACAAAATATTCTTACAGCTAACCTGCCTGTATCAAGCAATCCGCTCTTCAGCGTCAGCTTCAGCCTGTTGCAATTGCTGCTGAACAAAATCATCATACAGACCGATGATTTGGGAGTAAGCACGCAGTTCGCCTGTAGAAGCAAGGGTCATGCGTTCATTCTGCACGACAGCATCGGAACAAAGGTCAATCATCGTGGAATGCTGCATTTCGCGCAGTTCCTCAATGAAATCCTGGAAGTTGTCATTGCCGACAAGGCTGAACATGGCATGACGCAACCGGGAGAACTTTTCAGTCGAAGTCTGGTGAGGATCGCGGCGTTTCTTCATTAGGAGGCGTTAGCTGCGGATGGATTGGGCATGGCGGCACCTAGGCGACCAATAACAGCGTTCTGCTGTTGCTGCATCTGGAACTCGTACTGTTTCTTGCGGGTTTCCAGACGGTCACGGAACGATTGATCTTGGGCGTACCGCTGCTGGACGTCAGGCTGCTGCAAGTATTGCTGCATAACTTGCAAGCCGAGCTGAGGGGGCGTGCCGGGCTTGATGTTCTTGGAGATGCCGGCGAAGATCTGCGTGAGATCGTTCTGTTCCTCTTCGACGAGCTTGAGCTGGCCCTGCTGGGCGGGGCGGATAATGCGCTCGGCGATGTTTGGATCAATAGTTGAGATGAACGCCGTGCAGAGAGCGGAATAATCGATGATGCCGTCACGGTCGAGGGACTGGGCGGCTTGGATGATTGCAGTCCACTTCTCGCTCATGCGCTTGAAGTCGGTAGACTGGACATCCCACGAAAGGTAGAAATCGAATTCTTCGTTGATGTCGCCTTTGTTGAACAGTTGCAGGTTTACGTCCTTGACGCCCATGACGCGGAACATGATCTCGTCTTGGCCGTACTGCTTGTAGAGCTTCCAGATCTGGCGGAAGCTGCGGGCAAGGCAACTGAGGAATTTATCGACCTCGAACTGATTGTAGATTGGGTCAATGGCAGGATCGCCTTCGCGGGAGGCAAAACCATTGTACTCCTTGAACGAGGATTCCAACAACGATTCGGACGTGTTGGTGTTCATGTCTGGGATCGGGCGGTCCGCGTAATGATACTCGTTGGGCCGGCGCTCAGAAATCATTGCACCTGGACCCCAGCGACCTGGAGGACGACCTTGGGGGTAACAGATGGGAGGAAGGATGCCGAGGGAAGCGGCGTCGATGCGACTGTCTTTGTGGGCCTTGATTTGGTCCTGCCACGGTTTGCCCGGCTCAGGAAGGCCACGGGAATCGTGCAGTTTGCGGCTCAGATACTCGCGGCGGTAAAGGACAAACGGGTATTCACCGTGAGCGTACCCGAGAAGACCCGTTTTAGCGTATCCCTCGTGATTCTGATCAGGAGGCAGCATCGGGTTGAAGATGGTGCAGTAGATGCCAGGCGTGCCATCCTCGTCGGAGAGCCGTTGATAGGCGTAGACAACGCCAATGCGGTCAGTGAACCGCTGCTGCGTGTAGACGAAAGAGCGGCTGATGGGCTGGAGATACTCGCTGGGGCTGATGGTGATCAGTTGGCCGCGGACTTTCTGAATTGCGGCCTCCACCCAGTTCTCGTCCCAGTTGTCGGTCTGGACAAGCGCACGCAATTGCTCGGCGGTAAAGTATTCTACGCGGTAAATGCCGGGCGTGTGCTCAAGATCCGTGGAAAACGACGGGATGAAGACGTGTTCGTCGAGGTTAAAGGCGCGGATGATGGGGTAGGACCGCTCTGGACCGTCCATTGGAACGGTGGTCTCACCCGTCTCACGCAACTCACGAAGCATTTTACCAGCTTTGCCTTTGGAGCACTGGTACTGCTGCACAAAAATGTCTTTCAGATCATCTGCTGCGCTCTTGTCCTCCAGCAGGGCCATGATGTCGATGGCGGGGAACTGCTCTTGCAGGTCTTGAGCGCGGACGCTGACCATCACCTTCTCCTTCCGCTTCTCCCAAAACTGCCCCATGACGGCGATGCCTTTTTCATCCATGAAATTGGCGCACATCTCGATTTCGCGCTCAATTTCTGGGATCTGCGTCTGGATCATCCAGCGCATGAAGTTACTGACAAGCTGACTGCGGGAACCGTCTTCAGAACCAACGGGAACAGCGGTAAGATTGGCGCGTTTGAACGCCATGCCCTTCATGGCGACCTTCTTGTTGATGATATTATCAACGAGGAAGACGCGGAGATCACTGGCGCCATCCCAAGGTGTGGGACTTACCTTGCTACCTTCACGAGAATGCTTTTTACCATCGGCAGATTGGCCGTTCCAGATAGCATAACGGGTCTCGTAATTGAGTCGGCACTGATCAATGAACGGCTGGTTGTCACGCACGCAATCTTCAAAGGCTTTCTTCAACAGGTTGAAGCTCGGTCCCTCGTTTTCAGCCGGTGCCAATTGCAGGCCTGGGTCTGAAGTCATAGATTTGGCATTGCCGTCAATAGAACTCATAGGCTTATGGCAGCACTAATGCAGATTTTTAATAAATCAAGCAATCAATAACTCCAAGTTCTATCATCGATGTTCTTATGAGCGTGCGGATCTACGAATGAACATTGGGAAACGAGCAAGTAGCGGAGGCAATCAATAGGATCCTTGCTGGCCTCATCCTTTCCACCCTTGGCGGTATATTCTTGCATGGAATAAATGAGGTTCTGGCAACGCTCGCTAATGTAAAGTTTGGGGGCGTTGAGTGACGAGATGGGTTTATGCTCATCGTAGGACAGGAGACCGTTGATCAGCTGGATGCCGTTCTCGATTTCAACGCCAGGTGCCGGCAGAAACACCATGCCGGCGTCGTCAAGCTCGCTGATAATGGTTGTAGCGCCGGTGGCAGACTGTTTTTCGGCGGCGCCAAGGCGCGGGTCGATAAACCGTTCAAAGACGATCTCACCCTCTTCGCAGTGTTTGATCAGTTCAACGTAATCATTGATGCCTTTCTTGGAACCTTTTTGCGCGGGGCCGGCTTTGCCTTCGGGACCAGTGCCGGGGAGCGCCCAGTCATCGTAATCCGGCCACTCGCGGTAGACCCACCAAGTGCCGGCGGCGTCAATGGCGACCCAAAGCATGAACCAGTTCTTGGATCCGGCGGGGTCCAAAACCATGTACCGGGTTACGTTGTAATCTGGGTTGTTGGTCCACGGCATTTTGTCGTGGGGGATGACATTGACCTCCTTGTTAAAGCCGGGGAACACGCTAGTCATGCTCTTGGTAGGCACGCCGTAGGCGCGGGCAAACACTTCGTCTTTGGCGCGGCCTAGCAGCTTGTTTCGGAAGTCGGACGTATCGATGAAGCTGTTGTCCTCTGTCCAAAAGTAATAGATGATC